GCCAAGCGTGTTCTCTTCGCACGGTGTCCTCTGGCTTCGTATCCTTCCAAAGCCAGACGGCATCGTTCTCCATCTTCAACAAAGCAGTTGAGAAAGCCTCGTCAGCGATTAGCGACTCAGCCTTCTTGCCTTTTCTTACATCTTCTTCTTGTTTGCTCACTTAGACCATTCCTTGTGGGTTGATGGGTTGCATTGGTGCTGGCTGGGCTTGCGCCATCGCCTGTTGTACCAAGGCACTTTGTTCTTTCACAATCTCTCGATTGACATTCTGCTCCGCAACAATCTGCGCGGTGCTCACCTGTGTGTTGTACTTTAACTCAAGTTCCATTTGTTTAAGTAGTCTATCTTGGTTCATTTGATCGCGTCTGAAGTCGTCGTCGCGGATCATCTTCTGGCGCTGTAACTCAAGATCGGCAGCCTTTTTCTGGATGTCTGCCTTGATGGACTCGGCTTGCACCTGAGCCAGCACCTCTTCTGGAGTCGGCTTCTGAGGTGCTTGCGGTGCTTTCCAGCCGTCTGGAATATCCGCAAAGTAGCTCGATGCGTCCTTGAATCCTGAGAGTTCGACGACCTTTTTCAAGGTGCGCACATACATCTTTGGAGACACCACGGGATTCTCAAGACCGTACTGATTGATGATGGATTCTTGCTTGGCGAGTATCTGCATCAGGGTTGCGATACGCTCATTGGTATCGCCATTGCCCAGACCGATATTGATGTTGACATCCATCGTGTTGTCCCATGCGCGTGGGTCAATCTGCACCCAACGGTTACGCAAGCGGATCATGCGTGGTTTGTCTTGGTGCGTCGTGACCAAGAAAAGAATCGTCTTAAACAGCTCCCTCATGCCCTCAGCCATGAGACGCGCAGTCAGCTCGATGCGTCCTTGGCTGGCGCTTACTGTGGCAGCCACAGCAGCCTTTGTGCTCGACTGCAACGCATCTGGGTTTAAGCCCATAGATGCCTTGGACATTCCTGTGCGACCTTCCTTGATCTGGTCTAGGTAGTCCAAGACAGGGAAGGCAGCCTGACCCACAAATGGAGTCGTCAGGGCTTGCACCATGTTCGGAGCACGCGCACGAATGATCGCACCCGTCTCGTTGTTGAGTGCATCATCAATGTTTACCTGACCCTCAACGATCACGGTGCGGGGATGGATTGACTGCGCCAGCGAATCCAAGGTATTGCGCATGACTTCGGACTTGATCTCTTGTAAGTCGCGTGTAATGTCGAAGATCGACATGGCTTCCAAAGGAGAGGTGTGGGGTTCTGGATCGCAGGGAAACTCAATAAACGGGATGTATGACGCTGGCAGGTTGCGCACCATCTTGTAGCCAGACCCCATGAAGCACATCTTCCTCAGCTCAGGGATACCGTCGCCATCAAAGTCAACCTTAGCGTAGCCCTCAACATAGAGAACTCTCTGCATCATCGGGTTTGCGCTCTCTGTCAAATACTGGTTATTTGCCAACGGTGCGCGAGCCAGAGCCTCTTCGTTGTCATTCAAGTCGGACGAGCCAACATAGTCCATCACCTCGTCTTCGTCGTACCCCATAGAGATCAACTCAGCCACAGTCGCCATCTTGCGGTGACCGATAAAAGGTGCGTCCTTGAAAGACATTGCTTGGCGAGAAAGCAGTAATTCTTCTGGCGGTAGGCACGCCACATGGATACGCTTATCAGTCACCTTGCGCTTGATCTGTACATCATGGATCATCGCTGGGGGCATAGGTTGACCCGTCATAGGATCGATCTGCATCGCGCCTTGCATGGTCTCGTCTGGGTAACTCGCAACGATCTTTACATCTGCATCGCCCTCTTGCATAACGATCTGCAATGTCTGGTCATCTAGACCCGAATATTCCTCAATTCGGACAGACTCGGTGTCCTCAACCCACGCCTTGACAATGCCACATTTCCTTACAAGAGCGTCTTTAAATGTGGCGTATGCCACCATAAAACCGTTGTTGTCGTTGTTGAAAACATAGTTGCAGTAGTCTGTGGCTTGCTGTGCGCCTTCGACATCCTCTGGACCACGGGGCACAAACTCGACGACATTCTCAGTTGAGAAAAATACCTTCATCAAAGATGGCAGCATGGCAGACACGGTGTCACGCACCTCCATCGCCACAACTTGTGAGCGTCCATCTTCCTCGTTACCGAAGGGATCACCACGGTAATACTCAGTACCGCGAGCGCGGATAGGACTCAAATCAGAGTCGATATAGCTCACAGCATCTGTGATCTCTTGACCCATGATCGCCTCTAAGTCGGTGTCTGTCATGGGGGTGAGTGTCGGGTCAACCTGCGACGCGATGTCTGTGCTCAATCCCAGCTCGTTGGTGATATTCATTTTGTACCCTTAGTCAATACGACATACATGGAGTCCACAGCTCGCGGAGTCCTCAGTAATTCTTCCTGTGTCAATTTTAGGTCTTGTGCGAATGGATTTAACCTAAATTCCAAGTGCGTCATGTAAAACCTGTCTTCCCACCCAAGATACCAATGCCAGTCGGTGTAATAAAGCCACGACTTTTCGTTAAACGCTCTCAGGTGAGTCGGGTCTTGCCACGCGCCATAGCTCAGGTCATACGGCACATGGATGCGCATCTCGCCACCAGACTTCAATAACTTCTTGCAGCTCGTCATTGCACCCACCAAATCAGGCAAATGCTCAAGCACATCGTTAGCCAGTATTGCGTCAAACATCTCTGGTTCGATGTCAAAGTCACCGAGTCGTGTGGAGATAGCGTCGCCCCAAGGCACATTGCAGATGTCAAGTAACCAGTCTGGCTTAGTCCTTAACTGCACATCGGCATTGATGCAGTCTTCCCTAAAGTCCTTGCCAGAGCCTAAGTTAAGTACCAAAGAAGTGTTGGACATACTGTGGACGGTTTTCTTTTATCCAAGGCAAAGCCTCAGCGACAAGTTGTTGTGCGTTCTCGCCAATCGTTTGGCTGCCGACATGATGCACATAAGCGCTAGAGACAAAGTGACGATAGCCTTGAGCTGTGAGGTCTGCGCAGCTCACATCGTCTGAGTACCAGTTGAGTGGTCCAAACCTGCCGTGATGCCATGCGTCTCTGGAGATGTACGCAAAGATAGGGGAAATGTTCTCAGTCGGACGAATAAACTGCTCTGACTTAAAGCGATTCATGTAAAGCGGATCACCGTCAGGGTTGTATCTGATGTTTTGTGACGGTCTCACACAATCGCTTCGAGCGCCAACCCAGCCAACATTAGGTTCTAACTCGCGGATAACTTGCACATCTTCGAGTAGTCGCTGGTAAGAGTTCGGTGTCAGCACCACATCGTCATTGCAGACGATGCACGCCTGTGCGTACTTCAGAGCGTCGTCAATTACTTCGTTGTAGTCGTCGCCAAAATTACGGGGTTCACCAAAGATTAGCCTTGCGTTTTTGTAGCCAGAGACGACTCTCTCTGTGCCACGCAAGTAAACAAACGCCTCTGGTGCGTATTGCTTAATCGACTCCAATAGGACTGGCAAACCCTTGCCGTGTACCGTCGATATGCAGATTGGGATCACTTTTTAGCCTTATTCCTTGCGGATATGGCTTTGGCTTTCGCCTTCGCGTCTGCCTTGCTGGACGCGCCCCATGCGTTGAGACTCAGAAGGAGACGTGTCTTTTCACCGTCCTTGTACTCTGGTCCAGCCATATTGCCCATGCGAGCGAGAAAGCTGGCGCGTCTGGGGTTGTCGCCTGACTTCACAGGGGGCTTTAGGTTCATGCCTTCAGCCTTAGCCGAGGCACGACCCTTAGCGTTCAAGCCACCAGTCGGTGACTTACCCTCTTTGCGTTGCCACGCTGCACTCACTTCTTAGCCTTCGGCTTCTTTGCGGTCTTGGCAGCAGCCTTGAAGTCGGCAGCACTAGGAGCAGCCTTAGAGCCGACCTTATTCATCTTCTCGCCTGAGCCAGCTTTGATTCTGGCTTGTTTGGCATGAATATTTGCGTAGAGACCTTGCTTCATTCCTCGTCCTCCATCTCGCCTTCGCCCATGTCTTCGCCTTCGTCCTTGGCTTCGCCAGTATTTGGACCACCAACGACCCAAGCATCACAGGTTCTGGACGCTGCGCACTTGAAGTCAAAAATCTCGCAGTAGCCGAGGTCAGCTAACTTGATCGTGCCCCAAGGGTCAGCCTCGTTGCCGATGCCTTGTGCAATGCACTCCTTGATCTTGTCGGAGACATTGAACGCTGCGCAGTTACCGCAAAGGCTTTTCTTTGCGTCCTCGACAGAAACATCCCATGTATCAGCCTTGCGTTGCCAGAATGGGGTGTTTGGTAGCTTCGGATTCTCAGGACCGTACTTCGCAGTAGTGATCGCCTTGGCGCGGTTCTTCAGATTGAGGGTGATGTCTTGCGTGGGGAGTGGACACTCGCTAGTGTCGCTGTCAGACATCATCTGATCCATTGCGCCTTGTAAGCTCTTGGGGTATGAGGTTGCCATAATTACTTTTTACCTTTTTGTTTTACGCCAGCAGAGGACAGGGCAATAGCCAAGGCTTGCTTAGGATTCTTTACAACCTTACCGCCAGCACCGCTATGCAACTTACCCGCCTTATATTCATTAAAAACTTTAGAGATTTTCTTCTCTGTCTTTGTCTTCTTCATCATGTAAATGACTCCTTGATTGGGATAGACGAATTATGCAACCCGTGAGAGGTTTCTACGCAACGGCTGAGACCACTTCTGGCTTGCGTTAGCCCCAAACATTCCTACGGCTGCGTCGCTTGCAAAGGTCAACACAAACGAGTCAGCCTTATCAGGTGACTTCAAGCCACGCTTTCTAATGTCGTCCTTGCCCTCGACCTGCATCTTCCCGCTAGAGGTAAAGAAGTACCTGACAGTCGCCAGTTCTGCCACCAGCTCTTCGTCTGCTGGAATACGACAGTCACGCGCCTCAAACCACGCCTTTGCCTTGTACCAAAGCTCTGCGCGAAGATTCCTGTAAGTCGTGCCCATCGCGGGGGACTCGCTGACATTGATGCCGCGAGCAGGAAGACCCAGTTCCCGCAACCGATCAACGACTCCAGCGCCAAGACCGATTGAGTCCACCATGATTTCGTGGGGGCGCTGACTAGGGGCTAAGGCTTCCCACTCTGCGACGACTGCGCCAGTTAACTGCATCAAGTCCAAGTTTTTCCACACCTTCGTGGGTTCAATGAGTGCGTTGCCTTGTCTTTTGCTTAGAGCACTTCTATCGCCACCAAAGCGCGCAACATCCAGACCCCAGATCAGCTTGGCGTGCTGAGAGGTCTCTACATCCCTGTGCTTTGCCAGCTCCAGTAACTCCATCGGGATGATCGTGTCGTCGTCTGACCTTGGGAATTCGCCTAGTACCCTTATTCGGTATGCGTTGGACTCTTCCCCGTACCTAGCCTTCATCTCTTCGACATAGGCATCTGAGACCCTTGGCGAGTCCACGCAAGAGACTTTCATCGTCACCCAGTCATTTGCGAGTCGGTTCTGGGTGTCGTAGAAGAAACCGCTAGACCTCACGGGGTTGCCCAGTAGTAGGGTGACGGCATTGTGTCCTGACATACTTCCCGCAGCAGCCTCGAAGACAGCCTCTGGGATACCCGATGCCTCGTCAGCCACCAGCATCACATTCTCTGAGTGCACGCCTTGCAGGGCTTCTGGTTGCTCCGCCCTACTGGTTCTCGCTGAGACGAAGGCTTCGGTTGCTGCTTCCTTGACCTCGATACGGTCTTGCTTGACTTCGAGCATATCCCTCAAGGTCTCAGGCAGTTCCTTCACCCAGCGCTTTAGTTCCGCAAAGAGAGCGTCGTATAACTGGCTGGATGTGGGTGCGGTGACCACTACCTTGACGGGATACCTGAGCAGTAAGTACCAGATGATCGCCCATGACGCTGCTGTGGACTTGCCTACGCCATGACCTGACCTTACCGATATGCGTCGGTTGCCCTTTGCGATGTGCATTAGGAATGTCTCTTGCCAGCCGTCGGGGTTGGCTTTTAAGACTTCCTTCACAAAGAGCACGGGGTTGTTCTTGTAGCGGATGGTGAACGCAACGAATGGGTTGTGTGCGAGTTCGTCTTGTTTCTTGTCTTGGATGCGCTCTAGCGTCTGCTGGACATCGGGGTGTAGTTTCTTTTTCTCTTTTTCTGTCGGAGTTGATTTTGTCGTCATGGGGGAATTGTGCATGGAATTTTTTTATTTTTTTGTGGGGAGAGTGGTGCTGTGGGGAGGGGTAGTGGGGGGTGTAGGTTCGGTATCTGTCGGGGTGCAGTTTCAGCCCGCCCCGTCGCGCAGATCGAAGGGGGGGGTAAACCCGAATCAGTCAGACGGAATCGGTTAGTGAGTGACTACTCTCCTCGCACAGCGCATGAATCCTAGACATTCGCATATCGTCGTATCTGTCTGCTTTACACTATGTTCATTATGTAAAGTTATTTTGCTGTTATCCACAGGTTTGTAAGCATAAATGTGGATGACTCTGCCAGTTTTCACGCAACTGTGGATAACTAGGACAACTTTGCGCTGTTTTCTGTGGATATGTCCTCAACTACCTCAATGCGTCGCAATGCGTCCAGCCTCATGCCAGACAGGTTCACTTGCACCGACGGCATCTTATTCTGGGCATAAGCAGCAGGATTCCAGCGCTCCGCAACCCATTGCCTCGTCTGGACGCGCAGACGCGCCTTGTTGACCTCCTCGATGTCCGTCTCGTCGGCAATTTCGATCATCTGCCCTACGATATGATCGGCTGCTCGCGCACGCACGCGAGAAAGGAAGCCTTCTTGCGCTGGTGCTTCCATCCATTCCACTAGCGCCTTCTTGCTGACACCAAGCGCCACACATATCCTCGTCTCGCTCATTCCAGCCTCAAACATATTCGTGATCTGCTCAATCGGCAGCGTGTTGAGCAATGCGATGTCGTGAACCTTCTTTTTGTTTCCAGCCATTTAAAAGCCCTCCAAGCGCTTAAAGCCACTTACCCACCACAAAGTACATCCAAGCATCTAAATCTCCTCTAAAGCCCGATTAGCCCTATTTTTGCCCATCTTGCTGGTGTCAAACACCTTCGGCAACGACGAAGCCTCTAACTCGTCCGACTTGACATCATCAAAGCCTGTCGCACCGCCAAGTGGAAACTCCTTCGCATCCTTGTCCAACCTGACAAGTGCAGCACAAGGCATCAACGCCTTAATCTTCATGGTCTCCTTGATGACTGGTGAGTCCATGATCAACTCCAGCTCTTCCATCGTCCAGATGTGACGATTAGCAACCTCTGGTCTGAATTGCTGGTAAAGCGTCGCGTCGTGATGATTCCCAACAACCACCATAACCGACCCGTCTTGCATCTCATGCTCAACTGCCGTGATGTCTGGCATCTCCGACACGCCATGCTCAATCGCCCAAGACTCCAACGCACCGTAAGCCTTGATCATTCCACCGACAGCTCGATCCAGCTTCACCTCGTCCCTTGACACCGACGCATCGAACACCCGTTCAGCCTGTCGCCACACCTTGATCCGAAACTCTGAGTCCACCAACTCGATCAACCTGTTGATGCCCCAACGCTTTTCGTGGTCTCTCTTCACAACAGACAGCTCCAAAAGCCTTGAATTCATAAATACTTCAAAAGTATTCATCGGGAATTCTGGCTGCTTTAACCCTTTAACCAGACTACCAATTCTCTTCTTGCTCATTTTTTTCTCCAATTCTTAAAACTCAGAAACTCCGACATATCCAAAGGGGGACAGATGGGGTGTATACATACACACCCCATCCATCTGTCCACCTTTTTGGAGTGGACAAATGCATTTTGAGTTGTCCACCATTTGTCCCCCATTTGTCCCTGTCCCCCCACATCATTTCTTCACCAAACTGACCACAGAATTGGACTGTTTTGCGTCATCTTTTTCTTCAAACACAGCCCAGCACATATCATCATAAATTACTACTTTTTCCATTTCCACCAAGTCCAACTTGACCCGTTGCCAAGCCTTTTTTAGCGTCTCTGGATGCACATCGCTGCCAAGTCGAGCCTTAAATTCGACCCTCCATTGCTCAATCTTTATGCACTTATTGCGCATTCCATTGATGGTTTGCATCTCCCCAAACTTGGCTATTGCTTCATGTAAAGAGGTCAATGCGATCTTCTGGTTAGTCCCCTTGCCCTTCTTGTCTGGCGGTTTCATGGACTCTTTTCTGTCGTTAATGGCTTCCTCGTCAGCTTCAACCGCAAGGCTTGAATCGCCTGACTCAAAGTCCACCACACCGCCAGAACTTGAGCTGACCTCAACCATTCTGAACCCGATCCTCTGCCCGTCTTCCCCATCCTTTTGCTTGGAGATATGCAAGATTCCCTTTGGCGGTTGAGCGCCTTCTATGCGGATGATCTCTAGCTCTGTGTCGACAGCTCCGAGTAGTGAGCTGTGCCCCCTGAGTCCTTTTGTTGCGTCCTTACCAGCGTGGTGTACCACCAATAGTGAGCACTCATACTTGCCTTGGATTGCGCCAGCAGCCGTGATGAATGCACCCATGTCCTCACTTGCGTTCTCATTTCCACCGCCAAATGCTCTAGCTAAGGTGTCGATGATGATCATCTCGAAGTTGATGTCGTGGATTGCTTTAAGGTCATCAATGGCTGCCACCAAGTCCTTGAGGTCTGTCTGGCTGCTTCTAAGGTTGACTTGTCTTCTCAGAAAGTAAACAGGCGTTCCTTCTGGCGTGCCGTGGTGCGTCTTAAGCGCCTTAATGCGCGTTCCGATACCGCCGTGACCCTCACCTGCGATGTACAGGACTGCACCTTGTTTGCTGATTTCGTGTCCAAGGAACTGCCTTCCCGTTGCGATGCACTCTGCAATGTCCAAGGCAATGAATGACTTGAAACTCGCTGGCGGTGCGTATAGAGCAACGAAGGAGCGTTGCGGTATGACTCCTTGGATGAGCCACTCGACAGGTTCATCCTCGATGTCGTCCCATGCCTCGAGCTTGAATCCTTCGCGTTGAAGTGGTGCTTGTGGCAACTCCAACTCTTGAGTTTCTTGCGTCTCAGCAACTCCGAGCAACCTTGCAGGTGTCGTTACATCCAGTTCACTTATGACTGCTTGCGTGGCTTTTGTCAGGTCAACCAGCCTGTCCTTGTCACCGCCATACTTGTGCACAAACTCGTATGCGTCTTCCTTGATCTCCTTGAGCTGGAGGTCTACCACTCGGATTGACTTTGTAACCGACTTGAGAGCTGCAACTGCCTTCCTTGCGTACTCCCAGCCCACCGTGTCGTTGTCAGGCACTATCGCAATGGTGAGTCCAACGAGGTGCTTGACTGCTTGATCGGGGAAACTGCTTGCACCGTTGTGCGTACAGGTTGCCACCACACCTAAAGACTTGAGAGCGTCGGCTGCCTTCTCACCTTCGCACAAAAAGACAGTTCTGCCAGTTTTGCGTGCAAAGTCCACCTCTGGCAAGTTGTACGGCACGATGTTCGCACCAGTCATAGATGCGTGCCGTCTACCGTTCTCGTCCACCCTGTACTGCTTGTATGTTTTTCCTTTTGCGTCAAAGGTCTTGTAGCGTTGTTTTATGTGCTGAACGACTCCAGCCTCATCCGTGTAGTGCCACTCCTGTTCGAGCACAGGTTCTTGTTTGGGTAATGGTTTTAGTTGTGTGAGGAAGTCTTTTGGGTTGTGAAGGTCTTTAAGCAGTCCATAGTTCTTTATGGCGTGGAACACCTCATCCTGACTACACCCACTAAAGCACTTGAAGAGTGGCTTGCCTTCGTCTGTCTCCGACACGCAAAGACTTGGATTCCTGTCACCGTTACCTTGACCGTGGCTGCTTACAGGACAACTCGCCATCCATTGACCGTTTACCTTCTTTGCGTTGCCAAGCGCTTGCGCTATTTGTTCGGCTTGCATTCTTGTCCTTCTAATGTTTCTAATCTCTGCTCCAATTCGTAGACCCTTTGAGCCAACGCAATAAGAAGCAGCATCCAAAATTCTTCGTCGTTTTCCATTGGAGGAAAAAAAACGGGACTGACCTTTCAGGCAGCCCCGTCTTTCCCGTTAGTTAAAACATCTCGTCGTCTTCGACTGCCTGAGCCATAGCAGTCTTAGGCGCTGCTTTTAGTGCTGGTGCTGGTGCTGGTGCTGGTGCTGGTGCTGGAGCTGGTGCTGCCATCGTGATCTTGCCGTCACTATCAAAGCTCTGAGTGCCATCATCCACCGCGTCCATGCCAGCAGGTCTCTCGATCCATGACACGACATTGAAGTTAGGGATTCTTGTTGTCCCCTTGCCGATCTTCTCTAGCGTCGAGCCTTTGTACTCAATCACAGGGTACTTGCCAGCGTTGGCTTGTTGTCCTGCCTCGATTGCCTTCCACAACTTCTCCAATCCCATGTTAGGACCTGTGCCGTTCGCGCTCCACTCAGCAAGTCCCATCTCCTTGTTATAGAACTTAATGGAGAAACCACGCTTGTGGTCTGCACTTGGCTGTGGTCCTTTCTTTCCAAGACCTGCGTCTGGTTGCCAGTCGCGCACACCTTCTCCGAGGTGCATCCAACCAGTCTGCAACGAGTCAGTATCCACAACCATTTTCTTTGGTGTGAATTCTTCCTTGTTTGAGTTGAGCCATGCATTAGCAGATGGCATAAAGCGGATGTAGTTACCACCGCCAGATGATGATGAGAGATTAAGCATTTGAGCCTTTCGAGTTAATGTTGCACAGGGCAACGGTTTGGGGGAATGGATTATTGACCTAAAGAATAGTCACGCGCAAGAGTGAGACCACTAGACTCTTTCTTTGTTAGCGTGTCAATTAAGTCTTTATGTTCTTTAGGTAGCAGTTTGGCTGCCTCAGATGGGCTAATTAGTTCACTAGAGACCAACTTATCTGCTGGGATACCAGCGTCGTGCAATTTAATCTTTGCGTCGTTCTCGTCAATCCACTTGCGGTATGCACGCTTAGGTTGCATCTGCCAACCCTTAATGACTTCACCAGCCTCAATGCGAGTGATTGCGTGTGCGCGCACAGCGTCAATGAACTTCTCAACAAGAGGTGCGCGATCAAGTAAGTCCTCAATCTGCTCAGGTGTGAGCGTCACCATGATTGACTTGATGTCCTCTTTGTTGAGTTGCGTCAGATCAGGTTGCGCAGCAATGACCTCAAATCCTTTACGCTGTGCAGGACAGATCGCCTTGGCTGGACACCATTGGCAACCTGACTCTGTTGGCGTTGGTTCGGTGTCGCCCTTCTTTATGGCTTGTATCGCTGGCGTGAGATTGTTCGCAGCCCAGTCGTTAAGTTCTTTGAAGGTAATTCTGTGAGTGCGTGGTTCACCGTGATGTGGCTGGATGATCGAGAGTTCAATGTTTTGAAACTCTGCCTTCGTCAATCGCATCGCACCAATGGCGTATATTTTCATCTGGTCACTGTCAGCGTCCACATAGCCTCTGCCAGTCTTTAAGTCTGCAATGCAAAGCGTTGACTTCTCATCATTCCACGCAACCACATCGGCAGTACCACCAAGCTCGATGTCCTTGTCCTTATACACGGTCACATACTGCTCAACCTTGAGAGTGCCAAGACGCAACTCCAAGTCTCTAATATGGTTCACATGAGCCATTGCAAAGTCAGCGTTCTGCTCAGTTATAACAATGTCTTTTACGGTCTGACCGATCCAGTCGTAAGGGCTTGCGTTCGTTAAGAATGCAGTCTCAGCCACCTCATGTATTGCAGTACCGATCTGCGCAGCTTCTCCTGCTGGCTGGTAGGGGATGTCGGCACAAAGCCTGACAGATGCGGGACATTGAATCCAGCGTGTTGCTGCACTTGGGCGTAGTTTGATCATTAGTTGTTTTCTTTCGTGGTTTAAATAACTATTTCGACATTCTCTTTAGGCAATATCAGACCGAAGTCATTGACAAACAGACTGCTTGTCATGTATCGGTAGATATTTACCTTGCGTTTAGATGTTTCTTTCCATGTGTTTTTGTGGCTTATTCCTTGGCGCTCACCAACTCTGACCCAACCCATCTGCTTCCAAAAGAAGTTACTTGGTAAGTCGTCTGCGCAGCCACAAGAGAAGTCTTCAATGCCTCGAAGATTGCCGTGTGAGATGCCAGCACTAAGCAATGCTTTACCCCTTGCAATGAGCCTTGCATCCTCTTGAATGCAAATCTGGTTGACCTTGGAGTATTTGCCGTAGCTAAACATCACAAAGCCAACCAAGTCGTTATTCTCAA